ATATTGGTGGTATAGATAGTTATGATGATGATGCTTCAGATACTGTATCAGTAGGTAGTTGTTTTATATTTGATAGATTTACAGATTCTATTGTAGCACATTATAAAGGAAGGCCTGATACTAAGACCTTTTATGAGCAATGTAGGTTATTATTAATTTATTATAATGCTACTGCTAACTATGAAAGACGTAATAAAGGTATATATGGACACTTCTATAATAAAAATTGTTTACATTTGCTATGTGACGAACCTGAAATATTAAAAGAAAAGGGTATAAGTAAAGCTAATACAACAGGTAATAATTCTAAAGGTACGTATCCTTCTGTTCCAACTAAGAATTATGGCAATTCATTGTCTGTTACATGGACTGAAACACCTATTCCTGATAGAGATGTTGAAGGGCAGGAGACTATTAATATGAATAAAATACCATCTGTACCATTACTTCGTGAGATAATATATTGGTCTCCTGACGAGAAGAAGAATTTTGATGATGTTGATGCCTTTAGAATGGTAATGATTTACAGAGAGAATCTATTAAAGTACGAAGTACAGAATATGTTGAAGCCTAATACTCGTATGAGTGATAGATTTTGGGGTAGAATGAAGAAAGGATCAGCATATAATCCTAAGTTGATACGTACTTCACCCTTTGGTATAAAAAATTATGGTAAAAGATACCATTAGGTATTGACTTTTGTAAAAAAATATATTATATTTGCACCCAAATATTTAAGCCATGTTAAACGATTTTCCAGCTCAAAAGTTACCTACTTCTAAGAAAGGTGATGATTTTTATATTAAGTGTATGGATGCAATAGTTAACATGGTTAACTATGAAGATGATAGTGGATTAAGAGCATCTATGCGTGAAAAACAACTTAATAATGATCTTGCTAATAATATACTTGATCAGAATGATGTTGAGAGCGTAGTTAATCCTTGGAGAATTGAAGGATATGATTTTCCATTAGAAATGCGTAATTATCCATTACTAAAATCTAAGATTGATTTACTTGTAGGTGAAGAATTGAAGCGAAGATTTTCATGGAAAGTTGTACTTCGTAATCCAGAAGCTATCGCAGAAAAGCAAACTATGATTAAAGATAGATACTTTAATGAGTTTGTACAATTAGCAACATCTAGTGAAGAAGTAAATGAAGCTGTAATTAAAGAGAGAGTACAGAGGCTTGATAAATGGAAGATGTATGAAGCACAAGATATACGTGAACGTATGTCTTCTGAGGTATTAGCTTATCAATGGGATAATCAGGCATGTAAATTTAAGTTTAATAAGGGCTATGAAGAGGCTCTTATTATGGGGGAAGAAGTTTATAGTGTACGATTTATAGATGGAGAAGTAGTATTTGATAAAGAAGACCCTCTATGTGTATACACTCTTAGGTCAAATCAATCTCCTTTTATTGAGGATAGTGACATTATATTTACAGATAAGTATAAATCATTAGGTGCTATTATTGATGATTATCATGAATATCTTACCGATAAACAAATAGACTTACTAGAATCTGCTTATACTAAGCTTACTACTCCTAGTATGTCTACTACACCTAATCTTACTGTACCTGATAATTATTATAGTGAAGAATACAATACTGATATAGAGATATTAGATAAACATTCTCTTGGAACATTCAATGGAACATTTGATGAGAATGGTAATATTAGAGAGGTTCGTGCTTGTTGGGTTAGTTGGAGAGTGATGGGGGTTATTAAGACCCCTAATGATGATGGGTCGTATACATATAGTTACTGTGATGAAAATTATAAGGCTAACAAAGAACTTGGCGAAAAGATTAAATGGATATGGGTAAAAGAGTGGTTACAAGCTGTAAGAATTGGCGATGATATTACTATTAATCTTGGACCATTCCCTAGATTAGGCGCAAGTTTTTCTAATCCTTCCAAGTGTATGTGTCCATTTGTAGGTACAGCATATACTATTGGTAATAATAAGGCTATGTCTATGATGTCTTATGGTAGGCCATATCAGTATATGTTTAATGCTACTATGCACAGAACTGAGAAACTTGTTATTAATACGCATGGAGCTGTTAACCCATTACCATTACATCTTATACCTGATGAATGGAATATTGATGATTGGTTATACTACTTCTCATATCTTAACTTTTATGTTTATGATGGGTTTAAAGAAGGGAACAAAGGTGCAGCTACTGGTAAATTAGCTGGTAATATGCAAGTTAGTAATCCTAACTTTAATTCTGATAATTCTAATGCTATACAGCAAAATATATTACTACTTAATCTTATTAAATCTCAGTTAGATGAGCTAACTGGTGTTACTCCACAACGTCTTGGACAGATACAGCAACGTGAACTTGTTGGTAATGTAGAACATTCTATTACAAACTCTTCTCATGTTACTGAGAAATGGAATGCTTTACATGAGAATACTAAGGTTCGTGCATTAGCACTTATACTTGAGGCTACTAAATATGCTTGGAGAAATAAGGGTAGTTTTCAGCGTCAGTGTGTGCTTAGTGATATGTCTAGTTTTATATTAAACTATGATGCTGAATTAATGGGTGCTACTGAATTTGGTATATTTATATCAGATAGTGCTAATGACACGGAAATGTTTGCATCACTGCAACGTTTATCTGAAACTGCACTACAGGCTAAATTGATTAAGTTCTCTGATATTGCAGCTATGTATATGAGTACCAGCGGCATGCAGATACGTAGAAGGCTTGAACAAGGAGAAGCAGAAGCTATACAGATGGCACAGCAACAGTTCCAAGCAGAGCAAGAACAACTTAAACAGGAATTAGCCAATAAACAGTTAAGTGAGGATAAGGCTAACGAGTTAAAGAGATATATAGCAGAGTTGCAAGAAGAAACTAAACGTATGGTAGCTAATATTCCTGATAATACAGAGTCTATTGCTGAACGTAAGTTAGATTTAGAACAACAAAAGATTGATGATTCCAGACAACAGCATAGTGATGATCTGGCTGATAAGAAGGAAGATAGGAATATGAAGGAACGTTTAGCAAAATCTAAACCTGTTAATGCTAAAGTGTAAAGATTGTAAACAATCTGTAAAATCTACTGGGGAGTTCAGTAGATTTAAGTGTATTTGTGGCAGAATTATAGTCATAAGCCGTATTTGTAAGCCAAAATGTCCTGTTTGTAAAAGCGAAGATTTAAAATTAGTGTCATTAGTAGACGATTTTAAATTTTAAAGCTATTAAGAACAGGAAATTTTATTTGTAAGGCTTGACTTTACAGTATTAAAAGTATTATATTTGTATCGGCAAAAACTAAAAAATAACAAAATGACAAAAATTGGAGAGGTTGAGTTCTTTGAAATAGATGAATCTGGAACTCATTCAAAGGTAGCTGATAAAGCTAACGATAAGAGTAATGAAGAATTACCATCATTTACCATTGGCGACGAAGATGTAGAGATAATACCATTCTCTACTGTTGCTGCCAAACCTAAAGCATCACAGAGTAAAGATAAAGATGATGATGGTAACACTGAAGAGGATGGTGATGATAACAATGGCGATGATAACGCTAACGATGATGAGGGAACAGATAACGAAGAAAGTAATACTGGTGAGGAAGCGCCTCTTGATGATGACTCCTCTTCCTCTCAATATTTAGCCTTTGCCAAAATGTTGTTTGATGGAGGCGTCCTCACACAGTTTGATGATAAAGAGTTCATTGACTTAATGAAGAAAGAAGGCCAAGTTAAGGCTTTGATTGAGCTTAACAAGCGTACTATTAATGATGTTATTGCTGCTCAGTTTGCTAAACTACCTGATGATTATAAGAGATTGTTTGATGCAGCAAGTAAAGGAATACCGTTAAAAGACGCTTGGGAAATTCAGACAAGTAGCTCTAACGTTTCAAAGTTAACTGATACTGATCTTGAAGATGTTGAAATTGCTAAACAGGTTATTACTGAAATGTTAAAGCAACGTAACTTTACAGATGGTGAAATTAAAGAGTTTATTGAAGAAGCTATTTCACTTGATAAGTTAACTGATAAAGCTAAATCAGCAAAGAAATTTATTTTAGATAATGCTTCTAAGCGTGAAGCTGATGAAGCAACTAAAGCTAAAAAGAGAGCTGATGATATAGCTGCTGAAGAAGCTGCCAAATTAGAGCGTATAAATGGAATGGTAAATGACTTTACTAAACTAGTTCCTAATGTTAATCTTAACAATAAACAAAAGACTAGGATAATAGATTTACTTACTAAGCCTACGAAACAACTTGATAATGGTACTTTAATCACTGGTGTATGGGCAAAGAGGTTAGAGAACCCTGAGAAGTTTGATACTATACTTGCTTACATGATAGATAATGGTATATTTGATGGTAAACTTGGTTCTTTGAAATCTGCTGTTGTGAGTGATGCTGCTAAAGATTTTATGGCTACTATGGAGAAGTCAGATGTATCTAGTAAAGGATCACCACGTAGAGTAGGCATTAAACAAACTAAAAAAGATGCTGTTAATGCATTAAATATGTTTCGTATTAAAAGAGAAGATAGCTACTAACCCAATTAAATATAAATAAAGATGAAAATTTCTAAACTACAAACCGTTGACCCGAAAGATTTTGGTGGTCTTGTTACCGATGCTCACCTTGGAGCATTGATGCAGGAACAGCCACAGCTTGTTTCGGATACTATTGACTTGTTATACCAAGTTAATTATGGGTCTGATGATATGATTAGCTTTATCAATAAACAACCAAAAAGTTATTTAAAAGACGATGTACCTTTTGAATGGCTTTTACAAGGAGCTGATGAAAAGAACTTCCCTATTATTGGTTATTATGGAGATTAAGCACGTACTACCACTCCCGCTAAACCCGGTATAGCTCATTCTATCTTTTTTATGGAATTTCCTGATAATGTAGATGAATCTGCTGTTGTATTTGGACATAAGGAGCAGTATAAATTGCGTGTTATGCGTCCTCCTATTCCATTAACTAACTCTTGGTTACATGCAGTTCAGCTCGTTACTGGTGATGATCTGCTTTATGTACCCGCTTCTGAACTTACTGGTACTCGTTGGTCTATTGATTATGGACTTTCTCCACAGACTCTCAGCTCTGTTGGTATTGGTATGCAGCATACTGGTCCTTATC